GTCTACCTCTGCTTGCAGCGAACTATTTAGGTAGTTCTTCGTCTCCTGCCCAGCGTGACCAGCACCGTTGAAGATAGTTCGGGACTGGAGCGATAGCGCCTGCTTGTTAAAGGACCGGCGGACAGCATCGTTTGACAAGCCTTGTAGAGCAGTGGTTCGCATATCGTCTAGTTGCTTCTGATATGGTTCAAACCCTTCGGTGGCGTTCTTTCCTTTCAGGGAAGTAAAGTCGGCATGGGCCTTACCCATCTTCATCTCGAGATCGGCGAAGGCTTGTCCTTCCTCTGCATCGTTCTTGATACCTTGCAGCTGGAGGGCGTTCTCAGCGAGCTTGTTGCCCACTTCGCCCATCGTGTTGCCAAGGCCCCTGATCGCCTCGCCAATCTGCCCACCAAAGGCCCCAGGCGTTACCTGGACAGGGATGTTAGGCGTCCTTGCATCAGATGGCTGAGCCGTCGGATACGGGGTATAGGGTTCGTCGGGGATGGAGATTCGGGCCATTATCAAGAACCATAGTCAGTGTTAGTGCCAAAGTCGGCAACCTTACTATCGCCAAATACACCCGACTTATACATCTTCGTCCAATTGCCGCTAACGGAACCGATCGTCCCCAAGATCGACGAGCCGGCTGAAATGTAGCTAGCGGTCTTGGCATTCGAAGCCGACATTCGGTCCAATTGCGCCGTAGCATCCTGGCCCGCCGCTTCAACATCAAAGCCATACGCCTTTCTAGCAGCGCCGGCCCGGATCGTAGCCTCGTTCATCGACCCGACCTCGGCCTCACTAGTGCGAACCAACGGCGCCGTGCCTCGATTAACGTCAATGCCGCTAGCCCCTTGAATGGCCTTTGTTGACCCAATCTGGTACCGAGTCTTCATCCCGCTCTGCTGGGCTTCGACCTCGCCCTTCGCAAGTTCGTACGAAGCATTCTGCCTCGCAATGTTGGCATTCATCTGAGCAATGCCGGCCTGGTAGTTAGCTTGGTTGGCAGCGGCTTGGCCACCGAAGATCGAGCCAAAGGCGCTTGTTGCCCCACCAGCGGCACTAGCGCCCAAGCTAATAGCGCCTAAGCTAACCGGATCCATCTCACTTCCTCACAATGGTGAATGGGGCAGCCGGCCCATGCGACAGATCAAACTGAGCGCCGAGCCACCGCAGCCATTGCATCGATCGGGTGTGGCGCACGTCACAATGGCCGACGATCTTCGGATAGATCTCAAGCATCCGCTCCATCTCGATTTGGGAATGCCGGACGAACAAGAACTTATGTTCATCGACCCGCTCATTAACGATCAACCAAAGGTAGGCAGAGTCGGACAGAAGAGTCGGCGGAATCAAGCCCCACATACAAGCAAACTCAGCATCCGAGAAACCGGCCCAGGCATGAACGGAATACCTGATGAAGTTGTGGACAATCAGCCGACTTTCCGCCGGTACGTTGGCATCCGACACAATGTTCGGAATGTTGCAGTCGGCCAGCCGGAGGACCTCGATCATTTGTCTCCGATCTCCACTTGCGGCACGATCGCAAGGACCGTCACCGGCCACGGATTGTCCTGCTGAATACAAATCTGGCCGTACGGATCGTACCAAGGGTCCAACACCATCCACTCGTCACCGAAGATCAAGCCTGAGGCAGAGAGCATTGGCGGCCCGGCATCCTTGACATCGACCAAGGTTCCAAACGTCCGGCCGACGCTCAGCCCACGAGTCTCGAATACCTTCAACGTCATTGGCCCGGCCCGCTTCCTTTTGCCTTGGACCGTTGGCTGGCCGGTTTCGAGTGGCAGGTTTTGAAGCTGCGGTGTGAACGGCAAGCCGACCACCACCTTGGTTGCGGGGGCGGGTAGAGTGACTGAGCCATTGACTACGGTTAGGCCGAAGATCGGGTTCCCGTCGGCCAGAGCGGTAACTTGCTGACCCTCAAGCTGGGCTAGCCCAGAGAACGTTGTCGCCGGTACCCAAACCGACCAATCGTTCGGTTGCCCTGGGATCACTGTGCCATCAGGGAAGGTGTCGGTGATGGGTTGGGTTATATTGCCAAAGGCATGCTGTGAGTCGGTGACGGAAGTGATGGTAAGGATACCGCCGCCAATCCGGATTACATTACCAACCTGACCTGTGAAGAATGGTGCGGAGGTCAAGAGCATCACGTTGTTGCCACTAGTAGCCCCCACGGCAAGGTCCAACTGCGGGAAGGTCCCTTGGCTTTGAATGGCGCAGTCGAGGCACCAAGCGTCCTCGATGCCATACGGCATAAATCGGTCAGCCATCCGCTCAATATACTGCACAGACTGCCCATTAACTGTACGTCGGATAACGAAGTAAGTGGCATCAACTCCACCAAAGGGCGTCACTTCCGTTGCTGCGGCCGTCGACTCAAAGAACCCTTGGGTATCGTGATGGGCCCAACCATAGATCTCCTGCTCTTTAGAGAAGGTTAGAGATAGCAGCTTTCCATCATTTCTGACGGCCCAGACCAGCTTAAAAGGTTCTTCAGCCCAAGCCCACTCCTTGATGGAAAATCCGAAGAACAGGTGCTCTGAGAGTACGCTGATATCGATACCTGTGTATACCGACGTATAGAAGTTAAATCGTAGGTCACGGACAATGGAGCCTTTGGATTGTACGTAGAGGATATCGTCATTTGCAGTAATGGGCGGGACATCGGACGCTCCATTATAGGCTTGAGACTGCGAGACGATCGATGTGGCAGTAATGGGCGAGCCGGCGCCTTGGGAGCCATACACGAGAAAGGCAGAGCTAGCGGTCAAAACGACCAGCCCCGCTGGCATTGGAACCATCGATTTCACGGTGTTCAATTGCTTGCTAACAAGGACTGCCGTAATGGCATCGTCGGCCTGAATAGGATTGGTGATGTTAAAGTTGTATGGAGAGCCGGGTTGGCTAAAATAGACCGTTTGTACGGCAATCAATGGAGCGGCAAGTGCCAACCTCTGCTGAATATAGCAAGGAACGGCCGCCGGTGTGCCTGCTGGAGTGAAAAGGACAGCGGTAGCTGTAGCACCAGGTGGAGTGAATGTCACCGTTGGGGCCGACAGGTAGCCAGCGCCTTGAATGTCAACGCTGACTGAAATGACATTAACGCCAGTCGGGTCGAGCAACGCTGTGCCCTTAGCCGTTGCGCCACCGGGTGTACCTGGGGCACTAAACGTCACAGCCGGCGGAACACCAGCATAAGTGCCAGGAGCCGTTACATTTACATGATCGACCGGGGCGCCAAGGAAGGGATTTTGAATTAGAGGTGGGGTTATGGAGAAGTCTATCTGCAATCCACTGTTACTACCACCATCGACAAACGAAATCGAAGACGTAGTTGCAAGCAAACCTAAGTACGTACCCAACGGCAAATCGGTATTAGACGCCAGAGTAAGGACGGGGCCAACCCGGTAAAGGTTGTAACTAACTGCCCCAGGGACGGCAAGCCACGTTATGGTGTTAATAACAGTGGGGCCAGTGCCAGGGGTGCCAAGGATGTTAATATTACCCTTGTTAGTGAATGGAGCTAACGCCGGCGCACTTTCCTGCCCATTCTTGTCAACCGCAGTCACACCGTAGATGTAAGACCATCCAGAAGCCGCACCACCAGTGCTAGTCTGCGTAACGTTCGTTATAACTGGCGTCTGCACCGTAGCACCAAAGACCACCCCAGCCAGCGTCCAGTTCGTCGGGCCGCCAAACGTCAGCAATTGCGTTGGGTAGTTTGGATGGCAAAACACCATGAACTGCACGTTCTGGGCGAACTTGACCAACGCCAAATCCACCGCATGGTAGGGGGAGGGAATGGTGTAGATTCTAGCGGCGGTCCCACCAGAGGTGAACGCTCCGGTCCACACAGGCGGATTGCCAAACAGGTCGGTCACGGTGTATGGACTGGCCGAATTGGTGACGATGTAATAGTTACCGTTGATGCCATGGACGCCACCAACGCCGGAGATGAAGACCCAGTCGCCAGCGGCATAGACAGCGGCCGAAGTGAACGTGTGGGCAGCAATGTTGACCCCAGTAATCGCTACCGGCGTCTCAATCACCGGGCCGCCCAAAGTGTGAAATCGGATGTATAGTTCACCGAACTCCATAATGAACGATGTATTAAAGCTAGCTTGGAACGTAATCAATCGCACTGGGAAATTGGACTTCAGCGCCTGGATGACGTACTTAGTGCCGAATCGAGTGCTAGTGCCACCCCTGTAGTCAGCAAAGTAGTTCCGCATCAACGCCGTTGCGGACTTATACTTGGCAAGGTCGACCATGCCATAGAGGCTAGGCGACAGTTCGCCACCGAAGAACGACGTTTGGATGAGGTTTGTGGCCATCAGTACATCGTCAATAGGCCGCCCCAGTCGTACCCAATGTTGGGTGACCAACCGAAGTCGGCGGGGTTAATGAGGCCTCGGGCCCGAATCCAGTCGGGGGTGACGTCGTTGACAGTTAGGCCTTCGTTGGCATCGGTGTTCCTGGCATTGATGATTTGGGCGTTGGCCTTCTTCAGGTTCTCGTTCGCAAGGGCCTTGTCGCCTGTTAGAGCCATAACCAACTTGGCGCCTAGCACCTCGACCCAAGCATCGACAAACAGAGGGTCCATCACATTTGGATCTTGGATCTGTTTGACGTACGCAAGGATGGCAAACTGTTGGTTGGTTAAGATTACCCGTTGGTCCATCTTGGAGCCGAATACCACGTTAAAGGTAGCTCCGGTTCCAACTCCAGACGTCGTTCCTTGAGCGATTGGCTGTGGTTGTATGCTAAAGTAACTTCCGCTAATAGGCTCGATGTTTGCTGGTTGAGGTTGTGAGAAAGTGTTAACGATTGTGACAGAAGTGATAACGCCTCCGCTAACGCTTGCGACCTGTAAGACTGCTGGCGCACCAATAGGAGGAGAAGCAGAAGGAATGTTAGTTGGAGAATAAGCGCCAGGGCTAAGAACGATGACATCACCCACTGCATGATTAGCCCCTCCATTCACAACCGTTGCGGAAACAACCGGAAAGAACTGATCAATGGCAACCTTGTACTTCACCGGCGGCCCGTTCCAAAAGGTGGGGGTACCGCCGGTTACGGCTGAGGTGATAGGGACGCCCGAGGAAAAGCCAGTGTTAAGTTGTGGAATGACCCAGCACGCTCGGAGGCAGTCCATGGGGTATTGGTACTCGTAGGCCCATGGCGGCGGCGGTTGGCCTTTGGCCCAGGTTGCCTGCGGGGACACTGAGTTTTCGGGCGTGCCTGGGGCGGACGTGATATAGGGGAGCACCATAAAGTTGAACCCACAGTCCCAAGGCGCCATCCGGAGAAGTTCGTCCTTGGTGCTGTAAACGATCGTACCTGCTTGGATGGCCTCGTTGGAGCTCTGGGCAAGGAATTCCGCCGTAGTAATATTTGAGCGGGTGCCTACCTGCTGAAGTGCACGGTTGATTACGGAAACGTACGAGTCAAGGACACTCATTTCTCTGGCTCCTTCGGTTGCGGGATCGAAGGCGGTACCAGCGACTTCGGCGACAATGGTGCTGGCTTTGGCTGCGCCTGCTTCTCGTATGCCTGCAAGATTTGGAAGATCGCTTGGTGGGCCTCCCTTGGCATCGACAATCGGGCGAGATCGGCATCGAGAGAGGCTCGCCAGTCGGTCAGCGGCATGGGCGCTTGGGCCAACACCGGGATGGTCAGCAAGAGAAGTGCAAGAACAGTTCTCATGGACATGTCGCCTTCTTGTACATAACGCCACTTGTATCGACACAGACAAACAGGCCGCCGGCCCCAGCGGAGGTTGGCAGCGTCCCAGTCAAGCCGCCGGTCTGGGTCACCGATGCCACGGTTGCACCGTTATTCTGAAACAACGCAATAGGGGCCGTCTGAGTGCCATTGTCAGCAAGAAGCGCCGCCGAGAAAGCTGGCTGTATTGTTTGAGCCAGCGAAAAGAACCCACCGATCATAAACCCACCGCTATTGTTAAAGGCAGATCCCACCGTGCCGAAATTGCTGGTGCCAGCACCACCGGCTACGTTGGCTACCCCAAGATCACCAACGTTAGTGTTTCCATTCGACGCTACAGTACGAGTACCTACATTCAAGCCGGTAGTGGTGCCAGCAGCGTTGGCGCCAGTTCCAATATTCCCGCTGACAGAATTGCTACCGGCAGAGATCAACGTGTGGCCTGTGCTAGCGGCAGAATTGAATACGTTAAGAGCGTTGGTGTTAGATGCGCCTGTGTAGCCAGCTAAATAGTTGAACGACCAACCAAAGTTGTTTTGGGCAGCACTGCCGGCGCTGGTAATGTTGTAGAGAATTGCAGACTGCGGGGTCGTTGGACTTGCAGGCTGCGTTGCTGTTACAGTGAGTGCACTGGCACCAGGAGCCAAGGTTACGGGGCCTAATGTAGACAACCCGACCACATACAAAGCGGACCAACGGAAAGTTGGCGATCCGAGCGCTGCGCCATTATCAACTTCAGGGAAAAGGAAGCCGGATTGGATGCCAACCTGTGGAGTGCCACCCACTTGGAATTGAACTTGGTTGGGGGCCCCCACGCCAATGATAAGTCCGGTAGCCGAGTTAATATTGGTTGCCGATACCCCAGCACTGAAAGTTTGTAGCGCCGTCCAAGTGTTAGCATGGGCGAGGTTAAGCGAGCCAACCACGGCGCCAGTCGTTGGAGAGAACGTCAGCGTGCTATCGGCGTTGCTGACCGAATTAACGATACCGCCGCCACCACCGCATGACGAACTCTTGGAGATAACGCCGTTGATATCGAGACAAGCGTAGCCCGCTGCACCTGTTAGGTTGGGGAACGTCACGTTGCTAGTGCCCATCAGCCCAACTTCAAAGAGCGGCATACCACTCGGCCCAACTAACAGGGATGTATCCGCTTCCAGGCCGCTAACGTTAAACGCTGCATTGGGCTGTGTTGATTGAAGCTGAAACGTCCCTGCCACATCGACGAACATCTGCCAGTTCTGGAACGCACCAGTGCCGTCGGTGTAGGAAAAGGCAGCCGACTGGCTTGCACTGTTAGGCACAATAGGTACTGGTGGGCAGGGCGGATTAACTCCTCCTGGGCAGGGCGGGACGTGCTTGAGAGTGCCAATCGACAAGGCAGTGGCGGCCGCACCATTGTTCGAGCTAAAGCACACATTCCAAAACGGTGGATTGTTGCCGCTTATGGTGGACACGTTGCTGCAAGACCAGCCAAAGGCAAAGTTTGGTTGCTGGTCCATAAAGCTGCTGAGAATGACGCTGCGGGCGCCTACGGTCGTTGGACCATTTCCGCCGCTTATACACGGCCCGGTCACGCCGGCTGCGCACGTATTGCCAACGTAGAAGTCATCCTCGCCAGCGATCAAGACAGCATTCTGTATTCCACTGCACGATGAAATGTTCTCGCAGTCGACGAGACGATAGTTCTCACCCCAACAATCGGCGCCGTTAGCACCACAGGTGAGCAGGGCATAGTAGCCAACTCCACCGCCACCACTCGAAACGGCTTCATTGCGAATATAGGCGCCAAAGGCATTGAGCGACCCAATGGTGCTGCCGACCGGCAACCAGCCGACAGATTGAATGTTGTCGAAGACCTGCACCATGGCCGCTGTAACTGGATTATAGATAGCCTGTTGAGTCACTGCCGAATTCTGGACGGCAAACTGAGAGCCAAACATATTGATTGGCACAGTATTGGTGCCGATAATCGGGTTGTCGGCCTTCCCGATGAACGCTTGGTTCAGGCCCAACGGGTTCACTGGAGGAGTGGTTGAGCAACCAGAATTGGCACAAAGTACCGCCCCTTGCAGAAAGCCGGGGTTGCCTTGACCCCAAGCAGGTGAAGCCAGAAGCAGCAGCAGCGCTATTCTAACCCAGTACATCCCCGCCTCCAAGTTTTGACTTATCAAGGATAAACAACCCTGGGCTCGTATTAACCCCACCGGCGCCCCGCACCTGCCAATAGAGGTAGCCAATGCCAATTACCCCATTATTGGTCATATAGTCCCAAGTAACCTGATCGAAAGCGAGAACATCCATTGGGATCCCCTTGCCAGCCAGAAACTGCCATTGGGGCAACGTGTCGTCCACGAACGTCCCTGGCGCTAGGAACTGGCCACCCGCAAGTGGCCAGCCGGAGTCACCGATTATGTACTTCACCGCTGAGACCCACAAGGGTGGACTTTCCCGTGGATGCCGGGCGAGCCATAGTGGCCGTCGGTCGAGATTGACTTGGCACCCTGCGTTCCTGCGTTGCCGCAGTTGTGGCCGCCAAGACCGGGCCGTTGGGGGTCGTTGATGTCAGTGGGGCCGACAGGGGGTTTGTAGCCCATCACGTCCCTAACAGGCATCTGGCCGCCATTACTGGCCCCCCGCTTCTGACCAACTCCAGAGTCCCGTCCGTATTCGCTCAGAATGTCCCTCGGCATCAAAACCTCCTCTCGACTTCGTGCTTCGGCGGAGAATCTTCGGCCGGCTCCGGCTTTTTCTTCTCCTCCAGCGATTTGGCAAACTCCTCTGCATGGGCCTCCAGCCGTGTCAAACAAGCCTGATTAACGGCCTTGAGCTTCGGCATCTCCCTAGTGAGTTCAACGATTTGCAAGAACTGCAACAACTCTTCTGCTGTCATAGCACTACCTCCTACCTTGTGAGCCACTCCGGTGGCAGGTCGTTCCAACCATCGGGGCTTCAAGGCCCCGACCTCGATACAATGGCACGCTAGCTCCCGGCAGATTTTGGCCATTGCTGGTGGCATGAGTACCAAGATGGTTTCCCAGCTGGTCGGTCGCCGCTGGGTTAATCGCCCGAGCCTTAGGTTGCGTCTTGTACTCAACGGCAGTATATCCTGCTGAACCCTGTTTCATCCTGCTCTCCTCTTAGCGAAGTTCTTGCCTTCCTTAGCAAACCGTTCCATCGTCTTGTGAAAGGCGCCACCCTGATTGATCTCTTCCTGAATGCACTCTTCCAGCCGATGGTGGGTCCGATCGATCTCGTCCCTCAGGATCGCTGGCAGCTGCTGGCCGGACTGCTCCCAAAGAATTTTCATGTGGAACATGTCGTTGTAGTACATCGAAAGTCTTCGAAGGTACTCCGGAACCTCCTTCTCGGCCTTGACGATATAGCTAACGATCACCGTAGACAACGTGTCGAGCTTCTTGTTGATCTCGTGAAGCTCGACCAAGATTTGGTCGTCATTCATTCGCCGGTTTTCCCTTCTTACCTTTCTTACGCAATATGCCGGTCTTGGCATCGGCCTTGTTGAAATCTTGGGCCACCGACACCGGGATGTTCATCTTCTTGGCAAAGCCTGAGTCGTGAGCCGCAGCGGCCATGGTCCTAGCCATTTTGGGTGTGGTTGAAGGCATCAGACCCTCCTACTCTTGGACCTTGGCACAGCCGTTGGCGGCGGCACAGCGGCCGGGACCTGGACATAGTCGTACGGCCTACCCTGCATAGTCGACGGAAGCGACTCAATCGGATGCACCCATTTGTGGCGTTCCTTGTTGGTAATGGCCTCCGCTTCGTCGTCCAGCGGCTGCATCGCCGGCGTCGGCGGCCCCACGAAGATAATATCGCCTCGCTGGGCGCCACTGCCGTCCGAGACAGTGCTATCCTTTGGGATCTGGGTCGGGACCTCAAACACCTTTCGAAGTTGCCGGCCGGTCACTGCGTCGGTCTCTTTCTGTTCCCACTCCGACACAGGGTCGGTCTTCAGGTAGCAGTCTTCGGTAGTGTACCATCTCGCCATCAAAGTCTCCTATGGTAGCGTTCCTTGAACTGGGATTAGGGTGTGGGCTTGGTTAAGGGTGCCAGAGCCATCGTACTTCTTAGTGAGTGTCTTTCTAACCATGCCGGCGCTAGTCTGCACGATTATGTCGCCAACGGCCGACTCGCCATCGCTATGGTTCGTGGTGAACAGCTGGATTGACATTGTCGAACTAACAACTCTACTAGCCGGCAGCGCCGTCTGGGCCACACCAAGGAGCGTCAGTGCGTCGGCACCGACCTTGCCGGTGAAGGAAGTCAGGTTGATGACCCGAGTGCCAATAATGCTTAGATCGATCGTTAAGATCAGCGCATTGCTGCCGTCGGAAACAAAGGCCGGATACTGAATTGTAGTAAACTGAACGCTAAGCCTCGCCGTTGCAATAGCGCTAGGCTGCTCCACGTTGACCGTAATGCTATTCAGTAAGCACCCAGGCATTGTGCCCACAAACATCGATTGACCGGTCAATCCACCGAACGGATACCGCTTGTACTCAAAGTACCTCTGACCCGCAGCATATGCATCCGATGCCAGCCGAATGCCATCGGAGCCGGTGCAGTCAACAACGCTCACTACGTTGTTCTTAAAGTAGGCGATCTTACCGTTTGACCAGCTTGGGGTGGCGCTGTACCGCAAGGTCGTTCTGATCGTAACAACGGCCGCCGTCATAATCTGACCGCCAGTGATTGTTATTGCCCCCTCACCGGTCGGGCCTTGCAGGACGAGGACTGTACCGCTGTTGCTAATGACTGGCCAATTTCCGACAAGAGTTTGAAGGTTAGCGCCAGTGCCTGTAAGGTTGAACAGACTTACTATGTCCCCGGCATAAATTCTAACCAACGGTGTATTGACAGTAATCTGGCCGCTAACGGTGTCATAGGTTCCGCTGGTGACCAACGGAATTTGATAATTCGTATTGTCCATGAAATAAGCTAGCACAATGCCGCCGCCGAAGTCGTTGGAGAATATTGCACCGATGCCGGTCACATTAGCCTGTAGATTGACGTGCGTCCCTGGAATCACCGGCCATGTGTTCGAGGCAAAGCTCAAAACCCGGAAATTGACCTTCAACACACCGGTGTTGCCGATCGTCATCGTCACGCCGGAGATTGGGGATCCGAGCGTCGTGCTAAGGCTGTAGGTGCTTCCAACGCTACCCAACGGCCCGGAAAGCATTGATTGCACTAGCGTGTATAACGCAACCCCGGTGCCGGTGATGTAGCAGCCCACCATGTCGACAGTGGAGCCAGAGGTGATCGAGGTGATCGTCAACACATTGCCGGTAATCGACCCAACGAACACACCAGCAGGGCACCAATACGCATTTGTGCCGTCGATGGTGTTTACGATTTGTCCATCAGTTGTTAATCCAAGCGAGTTATCTGTGTTATCCCAAATATCACACGCCTCGAACCTCGCAATCTCCGACAACCCATATTGACCTCCGGGTTGCACCACACCAATCTTCGACGCCGTCACCTTCAGCTGCTTGGCAAAGCCGACAATGCTGCCGACGACGCTGTTGTTCACAATCATTCTGTTGGGGTTGGTACTTTGGGCCCCAAGGCCCACATTCGGGGCATCAACATTGTTGTAGGTAGCTGCCTGAACGAACTTGTCGATCTCGCCGCCGGTGCGGTACTTGTCACCGGTATGGAGGAACATCCGCCCAACGGTCTCTGACAGCCCAACGCCGTCCCAATCCTGCGTTTCGACCTCCATTTTGTTCATAGTTGCATACGGTTGCGAATTGCTCATTCCTGGGCACTTGTTGAACATCATGCCCTTGATGACAACCTTGCCTTGCCAAACGCTTGGTTGGGCTGGCACAGGCGCTGCTGGGTCGTCCAACAGCCAAAGCCGAGCAGCGCCACAATTAAATCCGGGCTGCAAGGCGTAATCAGGGAAGTCTGACCGGTGCTCTTTCTGGATTACTTCGATGATGGTAACTACAAGGCCGGAAACACCTTGGATGGTTATATACTCAAACTGCCCGCAGTTTTGTGGGTAACCGTTGGTTTGGGCATCCATACTGCCAAGGATCCCGACCATCCTTGGTTTGAGCCGAGAGGCGTCGGAGGCATTGACCAAGGTGAACGTTCGGGTATTAGGGACCGTCGTTTGGATAAGGACGCCCAAGGTCTGCCGCAAGTTCAGGAACGGCATACAAGCGGCCCGAGCGGAATTGGCACCCGAGGCCACTTCGCTGTAGCTGTTCTGCACGGCAACGACATGCTTACCGTCGAGGGTGAAGTTTCTAATACCGGTAAATGCAAACGACGGGAAATAGGGCACGCCATCAAGGGTGACCCCAGCCGATCCACCGTTGTAGACGTAGGTTCCAGGCGACGGAACGCAGCTAACATCCAACTTCCAAGCCGCCCAGATGCTCCAATTGGCAAACGGGATTGAGTTGTCGGTACCCGATAGGATCACTGGGCCACAAATAACGCCAAGTTGGGTTGAAGCAGCTACGGTAGTGGGTTGGGCCACGGTGAAGGTCGTCGGGTTCACAACGGACACCACCACATAGAAGCCATTGTAGCCGGCCGGCAACGAGTTAATGATCTGAATTGATCCGCCAACTGTCAGTTGGTGGGGGATGTTGGTGATGTACGTCGTGACCCCCGCCGCCCATATCTGGCTGGTTAGCAGAGCGTAGCCTTCGCCGCACCGGTCGATGACCACTCCATCGCCGATCATCCCCCACCAAGCCCAGTCAACGTCGTTAGCGTGTGCACGAACCCAACAGCCCAAGGCGCCCGTGGGGTCCGACGCCGACGCAATGTAGACGCCTTGGCCGGGATCGTGGTGGACGGCATCGGTGAAGTTGCCAAGGGTCCACAAGAACGGTCCCTGGCGAACTGGATCGGCAAGGTAGACAACGGCGCCGGGCAGAGTTGGCAGCGCCATTACCTGTGCTATCGTAGCGGCAGCGATAACCCCGCCGCCGGTGCCACCGCCGCTGATAGCGGCCTGCACAAACGCAGTCGAAGCGGACCGGTTGTCGCTAGTGCCCAACGGAGCGGTTGGGACGATCCAGTTGGGGTCGTAGTTCATGCGAACGAGTCCAATACGGTTAGTGGGTTAGCAGTGCCACTGGCGGCAAGCGCTTGCCACCCAACCTGGCACTCGCCGTCAATGGCAACCATGCCGCCAGGGAACACAGGAATGGTGCCGCCGAGCAGTGCGATCGTTGGCACCAGCCCAGATTGCATTCCATTAGCATTCAACTGAACGACCATGGAGACATAGAGGATGACGCTGCCCCCGGGGTTGATAAACGTAATTTTCTTCCTGAACGGCAAGGCGGGGGCGACAAGCAGGTTGTTAAGGTTGGTGATGTTGTTGAAGGCGTAGGTCTTCCCGCCATTGGCCCCGGCAACGCTTTGAGGGGAGCCTACAATGTTTAGGATGGGCATAGCAGGCTCCTTGGGTTAACGGATCCGGTACCAAGTATTGTTTGCTTGGATGTACATGAACTCGCCGCTGACTCCGGCGCCAAGGGCGGC